TATCGGCCACTGCCCAAGGACATCACCGACGCCGCCCGGGCCATCCGGCGCGAGCGCACCGAACGCGAGTCCAGTGAGCAGCGCGAAGCGCGCGAGGACCGGCTCGACGCGCGACCTGGGCTCGTCGACCACCGCCGCGAGATCACCCAATTCGCGAGCACGTTTGGAGCTATCCAGTGAGTGACCTCGACATCGCATTCGACGCCGACTACTGCGGCAGTAGCCACCCCGACGGGGAGTGCAGCCTGCCCAGTGGACACAAGGGACACCACGAAAACCTGTATGCCCGGTGGCCTGCCGACTGGGGCTGGTGCATCGGCGGCGATCAGGGGATGCCCACTACTGAGACCCAGTACGCCATCGAGCCGAGCCCGCACGACTGCGCACGGTTCCACACCGACGAACTCGCGAGCGCGATCGAGGAAGTGTCCAACTACCGCGAGGGCGCCCTGATCATCACGCGCACGGTCACCTACGGACCGTGGCGCTACGTCACCCCCGAGGAAATGCAGGCCGCAGAATGAGCGAGCATCCCCGCCAGTACGTGCCCCGACGTCCGCGCCCATGTGCCTCGCGCGGCCCCGTGGTCGCCGCCTACGCCGACAAGATCGATTACCCGTGCCAGAACTGCGGCGCCGAGCCCAACAGCTGGTGCAAGACTCCTGAGGGCCGCGACCAGATCGCCCCGTGCTGGAACCGAGGCGCCAAGGTTGGTGCGCGATGAGCACCCTGTGGATGTTGCGCCAGATGGGCTTTCGGTCCTGGATCGCATGGCAACTGGTGTGTCTAGCCGCGCGCATCCACAACCCGCAATGGGTCGAACGCATCACCATCACCACTCCCGACGGCAGCGCATGCAGCATCGAGATCATCGGCGACGAATACGGCAGCGGCATAACGGCGACCACCGGCATCGTCTGGTGCGATCAGCGCGACGGCACCGAGGCCGCCGACATCGGCGGAGGCGTGCAACTGCATCACCACTGGCCCAAGCGAATCGAGGATGTCCGATGAGTGCCGCCGGCAAGATCCCGAAACTGGCCAACCCCAAGTCCCCCGCGGTCTTGGCCGCACTGCGCATCCAATGCCCGACATGCAAAGCCGCACCCCAACAACGGTGCCGGGGCCTGAACTACCGCATCGTCCACTTCGCCCGCTGCACCTTCAAGGAGGTCCCGTGACCATCGTCCTCGGCATCGACCCGAGCCTGCGCAGCACCGGACTGACCGTGCTGACCGATGGCCGGCCGACGGCACTGCACTCGATCGGCTACGGCGGGCACGACGGTGACTCGTATGCCACTCGCAGCCGACGCGTGCGCGCCGTGTGCCGAGCGGTGATCGAGTGGGCGCTACGCGACGGCCCGCCGGATCTCGCCGTCATTGAGGGCCCCGCCTACGGCCAATTCCTACCCTCGACGTTCGACCGCAGCGGGCTATGGCACGGGCTGTACGGCGCACTGGACGCCAAGAGGATCCCCGTGGGAGTGGTTCCCCCGCAGACCCGTGCCAAGTGGGCCACCGGCAGCGGCAGAGCCCAAAAGGGTGAGGTTCTATCCAACGTCCGCGCATGGTTCCCGAGCGTCAAGGTGCTCAATCACGACATCGCAGATTCGACGGTTCTTGCACTTCTCGGGGCGTTCCGTCTCGGTGAAGCGATGCCGTTCGCTGTTAAGGCTCGCCACTACTCGGGAATGGAAGCTGCAGCATGGCCGAAAGGGATTGAGGAGCTATGCGCCGCTGCGAAATAGAGGGATGCGACCGAAAGCACTACGGCCGGGGGTATTGCAATATGCATTACTACCGGGCCATCGCGGCACGCAAGCGATGGATCCACGTCAAAGAGGAGGCAGCGGCATGGCCGAAGTGAGCGAGGCGCAGAAGGTCATCGTTGGTGTGCTCGACTCCCATATCGAAGATGGCCTGACGAACTACGACACGGGCCGCAACGAATGCGGCTGCTGCACACAGCGTCCCGACGAGACGTATCGCGAACACGTTGCCGCCGAGATAGACAAAGTCCTCGGGGAACTCACGCGCCAGTGGGGTGTTGTCATCGACTACCCGCCTCGCCCCGAAGACGGATACCCCGGCGCTGTGGTGGTGCTGGACTCGTACCGCATGCGCGAAGCCGCTGAACTCGTCAAGCGCACGAAGTATCCCGAAGATGACTACGAGGTTCGCCCCCGTTGGGTGTCTGGCTGGACCGAGGTTGCCGAATGACCAAGTGCCGCAAGTGCTCGCAGAAGTGTGATCTGTTCCTGTGCAACGACTGCATCGACCAGCTACAGGAACACCTCACCGAGATCGCCTGGCTGATAGGCGAACTGGAGATCACACTCACCGGCCAAGACGTGCTGACCACCGGATCGGTCGGGCAGTCCAGCGAGGAACCGAGCCCCATTCGATTCAACTCGGAGGGCAACCCGAACACCCTCGGCGACCAGGCACGTAACACGGTCACCACATGGGTACGCGACCTGTGCGAAACGCGCGGGCTCGCATTCGAGCCGGTGCGCGTCGTCTCGCTCGACTTCATCGGACCGCTGCCCGATGAACGCTGGCGACGACTACCGAAGCGATACCAGCCCACCGCGGCCGACGCCGCCGAATGGCTCGCCGAGCACGTGCACGCCATCGCCGCCGACCCCGGCGCCGCGCGGTGCTTCAAGGAAATGGCAGACCTGCGCGCCGCCGCGCTGCGCATGATCAACCGGCCCGACCGCCACTTCGCCGGCCCATGCCCGACCATCAAGGCGTACTCACGCACCGGCAAGGCCATCGAATGCGGCAAGTTCCTGTATGGCGCGACGGACGAGCGCAGCATTACGTGCCCATCGTGCAAGCAGCCCGTCGACGTCCAGCGCAACCGCCAACGCGCATGGCGCGAAGGCGACCGACTCACCGAGCGCATCCTGCTCAAGCGGCTCAAGGACATTGAGGAACCCGTCTCGGAGCGCCAGCTCTACCGGTGGCTGCGGCAACGCAAGCTCGCGCCCGTCGGCTGGCTGCATAAGGGCGTGTTCGTCGAGCACTACATCCTGCGCGGAGACCCGCGGGTGTTCAGCCTGCGCGCGGTGCGGCGGCTGCGCGAAGCGGAACTCAAGGCGGGACGTATCGAGGCGGAACAGGCCACCTCGGAACCGGATCAAGACGGGTCGGAAGCGGACCACGCGGCACCGAAACCGGAACAGGCCGAACGCGAGGCGTATCGGCACGCATCCCGCACGTACGGGCAATCAGAGCCCGCCGAGTCGGAACACGAAGCAATAGCGTGAGTGAGGAGCAAGGAATGAAAGTCACCATGGCCCCCAGCGGCGACGGTGGGAGTGTGCGCCCGTGCCCGAGCTGAATCAGTCTTGGTCCGACCTGGAGAAGCTGCAATGGTTGGCGGCCTTGGTGAGCGGCGAGACCGGCCTGACCCTCACAGTCGGCAAGGCTCGGTACTGGAGCGGTGGAATCCCGCAGCGAGGGTATTACTCAATCGGCATGCGATACGGGCTCACATCGTCGTCATGCGGGCCTTACGACTTCGGCTCGGCGTGGGTCTACCTGAACGGTATTCAGGCTGGCGCTACCGCTGTCGGTGGCCAGTAGTACAACCAGCGCATGGCCCGCCCGCCGCGCGATCGGTTCCCCAACGCGTACATCGGTGACCTCGTGCCCAACGGCAAAGGTTGGACCCGAGTCGGCCCGACGTACTGCCCGGATTGGCACAGCGTTGACGAGCCCGGATGGACGCAGCGCTGCCTACCGTGCGCATGCGGTATCCGTCACCACATGTGGACGTGCCACTGTGGCAAGAGCATCTACGCGCCCAAGCTCAGCGACGGGTGCGAGATCCTGAACGGACCCGGATCCGGCCGCGAGGAATCGCAGCGCGAGGGTGTGACATAGGCGCGAAAGATATTCGGCCGAATGTCACACGCCACGCCTGCCCCTTACGTTACTTGCGCAACACGTCCTGACCTGCGACGATTGGAACTGTCGCAAGTAAACCCTGCCCAAAAAACCCCGGCCTAGCTGGGGTTTTGTCGTATCCAGGGAGGCGACCCAATGCCCAGTGCACCACCGCGCGTGTGCGCTCGCTGCCACAAGCCCGCACCGAAGGGCCGACCCTGCTCGTGCCGTCCAGCATGGGAAGGCTCCACCCACGACAGCGGCAATGACCGACGCTGGCAAGGCGTGCGTGATGCCTACCTGGCCACGCACCCGCTGTGCGAACGCCCAGGCTGTCCGCGGCTGGCCGACGACGTAGACCACGTGACGCCGCTGGCTGAGGGCGGTGCCAAGTACGATCCGCGCAACTTCATGGCCCTGTGCGAGGACCACCACAAGGCCAAGACCAATGCCGACGCGCTGCGTGGCAAACATCGTCTGCGGACAGCAAATTCGTACGCAAAGAGGCGTGCATAAATATTCAGAGGTTTATGCATGGCGAATAGTCCCCTTGGATGCATATTCGCAGGTCAGAGTGGGTATAGGGGTGAATATCGCTCTGACCAGCACATATGCGACTCGCCGCGGTAGGTCGGCATTTTTCTGCACAACATTCATGCAAGGGGGGTAATTATGCATAAACCCCATGGCGCGCCAGCAAATGGCCCCCGCGTACAGCAAATAGGTGGTGAGTGATGCCCGCGCAGCAGCCAGCGAAACTGCTCTTGCTCAATGGTCGTGGTGAGGGTCAGGACAGTGCAGGTCGGCCGGTTGCGCAGCCCCCGGCGTTCAAGCGCCTGGCACCGAATCCTCCGTCGTGGCTGTCGCGCGAGGCAAAGGCCGAGTGGAAGCGCGTTGCCCCTGGTCTGGTGCGTCTTGACCTGATCAAGCCGGAGGACCGTGCGACGTTGGCGGCCTACTGCGAGACGTGGTCGCGGTTCGTCGCGGCGACCAGGGATGTGAACGCGAACGGGATCACGGTGCGCAATGAGTCGACCCGCAAGGACGGCTCCACCTCGGTGTGGTGGACGAAGAATCCCGCGGTGGCAGTCGCCGAGCAGGCGTCAGCACGGTTGCTGCAGTTCGCGAACCACTTCGGTTTGACGCCGGCGGCCGAGCGCAACGTGTCCAAGCGAGACGACGATCGTGGCGAGTTCGAGGCGAACCCCTTCGCGGGTGCAGGGGGCGATGAATGACCACGTTTGGTGATGCCCGCCTACCCGCGCGGTTCTGGTCGAAGGTTGAGCAGCCGATCATTCCTGGCGGCTGCTGGCTGTGGGCCGCAGCGCTGGAGCATGGCGGCTACGGGCGGTACTGGTTCGACGGGCTAATGCGGGGTGCCCACCGGGTTGCGTACGAAGCGCTGGTGGATGCCGTGCCCCCGGGTAAGCATCTGGACCACCGATGCCGTTTCCGCAGCTGTGTAAACCCGGATCACCTGGAGCCGGTTACGCAGCGAGAGAACACGTTGAGGGGCATCAGCCTTCCGGCCATGTATGCCCGGCGGACGAAGTGCTCGAATGGCCACGAACTCAGCGGACGAAACGTCATGCCGCGCAAGGAGGGCGGCCGTCGTTGCCGGAAGTGCTGGAGCGATCGTGCCAAGGCGCAGCGCGCCGCCGTCGTCGCCTAGCGACGATTGGGATTCGGCCGACCTTGACGCGCTTAAGCTTTCGCCCGAGGTCGCGTACTACCTCCGCACACGCGGCTATCCGGTACCTGACTGCCCGCCGCTGATCAAGACCCCGGAGCCGCGGGAGGTCCCTGGGGCGCGGTTCGATCCTGAGCGTGCCGACAAGGTGATTGCTGCATTCCGGCAGCTTCGCCACACCAAGGGTAGATTCGCTGGTCAGCGATTCGATCCTGACGTGTGGCAGGTGGCGTACGCGATTGCACCGGTTGCTGGTTGGGTGCATCGTTCTGTGGATTCGGGCGATTGGGTGCGCATTGTCAGGATCGCGTACATCGAGATGCCGCGTAAGAACGGCAAGACGACGACGGCGGCCGGGTGGGGCATCTACCTGACGGCGGCCGATGGCGAGTTCGGCGCGCAGGTGCTCGCTGCGGCGACGACCAAGGAACAGGCCGGGTTCGTCTTCGAGCCGGTGCGGCAGATCGTCAACAAGTCGCCCGGACTCAAGCGGCACCTGCGAGCGCTCAAGCACCGGATCACCCACGCGGTATCGGGGAGCTACTTTCAGCCGATCGCCAACGCGGGTGATGCGCAGCACGGCGCCGACATTCACGGCGCGATCGTCGATGAGTTGCACCTGCACAAGGACATGGTGCTGATCGAGGCGCTGGAGACCGGCACCGGCTCTCGTGAGCAGCCGCTCATCATCTACATCACGACCGCGGACGCTGGGCGCCGGCACACGCCGTACGACGAGAAGCGCTCCCTGATCGAGAAGTTGGCGCGCGGGGTGCTCAAGCGGCCGAGCACTTACGGGGTGGTGTTCGCCGCGGAGAAGCCCGAGTATGCCGACGGCAAGCTGGTCAAGGGCGATGACCCGTTCGCCGAATCGACGTGGCGCAAGTCCAATCCGGGCTATGGGATCTCCCCGACGAAGCAATACATGATTGAGGCCGCGGAGAAGGCCAAGGACTCACCGGCCGAGCTGGCTCGGTTCCTGCGGCTGCACTTGGGTATTCGGACCAAGCAGGAAACCCGGTATCTCGATATCGAAGACTGGGACGCCAACGCCTCGATCGTGGACCTATCCCGGTTGGCCGGTCGGCAGTGCTACGGCGGGCTGGACTTGGGTTCGACGTCGGACCTAACAGCCCTGGTATGGGTATTTCCCACCGAGGACGGCGCGTTCGAGGTGCTGGCAAGACATTGGGCGCCAGAGGATTCCATCGCCGCACTCGACGAGCGCACTGCGAACGCGGCATCGACGTGGGTCAAGCAAGGATGGCTCACCACGACGCCGGGCAATGTGACTGACTACGACTTCATCGAGGCGCAGGTCGGGCGGGACCGCGACGAGTTCCTAGTGCAGGAATGCGCCTACGACCGCTGGAACGCCAACCAGCTGATCAACAACCTGACCAGCGAC